ATGGGCAGGAGGTTCGGCAGCATCAAGCTGCGTCCCAACAAGCATACGCCACGGTACCTCTCCGCCTCGTACCCCACCCCCATCGAGGCGCGTGAACTCGATCCCACGCTTCCCGAACGCCAATCCAGGAACTTCCCCCTCACCGCCGAGGTAGAGGCCCGCGCATGGCTCGAGGCCGCACGCAAGAAGATCGACGCTGGCGCATGGCAGCCTGACCGTGACGTGAAACGCCGTGAACGCGCCTCGGCCCTCACGTTCGGCGAATACTTCCCCGAGTGGCTCGCCGCACGCACACGCTCGGACGGCACACCATTGCGCGCGTCCAGCCGCTCACGTCTCGAGCGCGACGCCGCCAACCACGTCCTGCCGTACTTCGCGCACATACGCCTTGCCGACATCACCCAATCCATGGTCGACCGGTGGTTGGCGACACTACCCAGTGACCAACCCTACGTGCGTGCCCACGCCTACAAGGTCGTCCGCGCGGTACTGCGCACGGCGTCCAAACCCGGCGACGACGGCGAACCGCCATTGATTCCCTCATACCCGCTCACGAGGGGAGTGGCTACACCCAAACGCGAAACCGCGACCGTGCCGGCGACGCCACAGGAGGTGCACGCCATCTACAAGGCCATGCCTCCCGAATATCGCATGAGCGTCTACCTTGCCGTCTTCTGTGACGGGCTGCGCATCGGCGAGGTCTGCGCCCTGCAACGCGGCGACATCGACTTCGAACACCGTATCCTGCACATCAGGCGCGGACGCCTCACCGAAGACCCCGACAGCAAGGTCGGCCCACCCAAGACCGCCAACAGCGTGCGCGACGTCAAGATCCCGCCGCAACTCATCCAGCCATTGCGTGACTTCCTCGACGACCACGTAGACGACACCGACGACGCATGGCTCTTCCACGGCGTGCGCGACCACACGCAACCTGTACACCCCAACACCATCCGCATCCACTTCGACCAAGCCCGCCGCAAGGCCGGTCGTCCAGACCTACGCTTCCACGACTTGAGGCATTCGGCCCTCACCTGGCTCGCTGCCGAAGGCGCCACCCTCAAGGAACTCATGGAATCCGCCGGACACAGCGATGTCAGCGCAGCCATCCGCTACCAACACGCAGTCGACGCCAGACGCGAGACGCTCGCCGAGAAGATGGGAGAGAAGCTCCTCGCCGACGACACTCCCGAGACAGTGATGGCCCGCATCCGCGATATCGACCGCCGCATCGCGGAACTCGAAACCCTCAAAGCCAAGGAGAAGCTCCTGCTCCAGCGACTCATGCAGGATGTGTGACGACGCCGGCGCGGGCAGCGCCATATCTATGAGGATCGCCATGTAACATCGGGTGATATATTTTCCACATGCACCGCGTTTCCCGTTTAAGCAGGATCCTATACGTTCGAAGGCCGCCATTTCGTTCATCGAATGGCGGCCTTCGAACATGGTGCACATGATTTTGCTGGACACTATCGGTCGGTTTGCGTTCCGGTGCTCTGTCCCTCGTCGGAATACAGGGCAGGAATCGCCGGTATGAGTTCTGATGGCATTTCATGCATTCTGAATATCTGCACGAAATCGGCCCTTGCGTACGGCCATGCCGTCAGCGCTTCGAGTTTGGGATCATCGCGTTCGCTCTCATCTTCCGGAACGAACCGGGCGGCGTAATGCAACTCGACCACGAACTTCGGTGCACTCTCATCCGCATCCCCGTCGGTCTCGAGGTTCTTCTCCGCTTGGGCGGATGGACGTATCAGAATAGCATAGGTGATTTCATAGGGCCATGGTTTTTCGCCCGCCGGAACGTTACTGGCGTACGTGATCTCCACGGAGAAGTTATCCCCCAAAGGGGTCTCGATATCGTTCATGGAATGCTGCCCCATGAGCATGATCTGTTCAAGCCTCATTCACATCACGCTCCCCACATCGAAGAGGCGACCTCGCTCCTGCGCCCATCCGACCATGTGCTTGCTATGCGCTCGCGGCCTCTCTGCTTGCTGAGCTGAAGCTTGGCATGTCTGCGACCATGCGGCAATAGCTCGGCCGGCTCGACATGGTAAGTGATGCGGATGCCGACTTCGATGGCATAGTCGTTGAGTCTGTCGAGCAACCCGGTGCGTCCGTTTTCGATCTGGGATACGTATCCCTGCGTCACTCCCATCTCGTCCGCGAGATCCTCCTGACGCATGCCTCTCATCTCCCGCATGGCGACGAGCTTACGCAGCAGCGCATGTGCCTCCGCGTAGTTGTCGAATGCGAGCTCTCTGTAATCATATGCAGGTGCCTGTGCCATGATCACTCTCCTCTTGATATTAGATATAGTAATACTACCGTCCAGGGGGTACTAGGAGCACACCCATCCGCCTTCGGCGCACCGCGAGCAGGTCTCGATCGCCGCGGTGATGAAGTCGTCCTGCTCGGCATGAATCGCTCCATCATCGCCGCTGGATACATCCTTACGGTGAATCAGCAACCCGAAAATCACGCCGGTGCGATCCTCCGGCTCGGCGTCGTAGTGCCTGATGAGCACCTGCCGGCCATTCCCCGGCAGCAACGACGTATGGAAGCCCCAATGGAACTCGAACATAGGGGCCGGAGCCTCCTTCGACCGCGCCAGATGAATCACATCGCTACCAGGAGTCAGTTGACCCTTGGCTGCGGCCAGCAGCATCTCCTCCACATTAGCGGAGAGCAACATCCGGAACTTGTTGAAACGCTGTGGTCCCAGCAATTTCTTGTTAAGCAGCTCATTCGCGCACCTCAACGCGAACCAATCCGCAACCTTACGCTCGGTCGTCTCCTCATCCGAATCGATATGCTCACCATGCCATTCGTAGATGACCGACTCGCCTTTCACCGCTCGACTATCAAATGCCAATCTCTGCTCTCCTTTACCTATCGCACACGCACGCCAATCACTGCACCACCAGCCGCGGATCATCACGCAGGCGCTCGCGGAACGCTTCGATGGCCCAGGGCAGCACGTTGAGCTCACGTGCCATGCCGATCGTGTTGCCGTCGTACACGGCCTCGGCATACGCGAACTCGAGCGGGCTGATCAGCATGACGGCGGCCTCGATGTCCGCACGCCGCTCCACCCACCGGTCGCACCGGCAGCCGGCGTCACGATGCCTCGCATGGCTGATCTCATGCGCGAGCACGCAGCGGCGCTGCACATCCGTCAGCCGCGAATCCAGAACGATCAGATCCAGACCAGGCGCGTAGAAACCCTCATAGCCGCCCGGCAGCGGCCGTTCGTCCACACGCGCCCAACGTGACGCCTCCATAAGCAACTCGTTCAGCTTCCCCTCCTAACACAGTCCGGCCAAACGCTTCCGCGCCCGCGTCTTCACTCGGTTCCGTCGCCGTCCTCATCAGGGAAAAGCGTCAACAGTTTGTCATCGGGCTCCACTGGGGCCGGCACAGGCAGTTCCGGCGGCTCCTCGACAGTGATGCCCAACGGGGCGATACTATTCGCCTTTTCCACTGCTTCAGCGAATCTCGCATCCCATGAATAAACGACGCTCGCACCGGCGAACTTGGCGCTCGCGAGAACGGCGGCGTCGGCGGGGCGCACATGTTTCTGTAGCACAGGATGGTCGAGTATCCAGTCGACGGCGTCCTCAGTGAGTTCAATCGCGGTGAACTCCGCATCTTTGCACCATTGCACGAGACGCCCATGGCATTCATCTATCACGGCCTTTTGGACTCCGTCGCGATTGGACCGCACGCTATGGTTCGTGGCTAGTTCCATCATCACCATTACAGGGAGCATGAGTTCAAGTTTCCCGCCGATGCCGTCATCGATAAGCCTCTGCGACCTTTTCCATGCATCCTTGGGTAGTTTTATGTCGTTGTCCCGAAGCGTCGCGTTGATGATTACGCACGTGTCCACCGCGGCGCGCTTGGGGTAGAAACCATCCTCAGCCGGGTCCTTCTTCTTTCCCCTCTTTGTCATGTGGATGCTCCTTCAATATGGGGGCGCATGGCCTCTCTGAGTTCGTTCACATACGCGACGGACCCCAATCCAAATGTGAAATCGAACCCGGCGATGTCCGCCAGGTCGGCGGCGCTGACCGTCGCATGCCTTCTGGGCGGCAACTGACGGATCTCCTCGGCACGCACCTTTCCGATTATTTTTCCCTCATGGGTGCGCTTGAATCCCTTGACGCTTACATGCGCGCCGATCCGCAGCTGTTTCACCGCATCGTCCAGCTCTTCGGCGAACGCCACGCCGACCTTCTCGCCGGTCACATCGTCGTACAGCCCTATGCCTCTACGGCCAGGCTCGATCATCAGCCGGTACACGATGCCCCGCACACGCCCGTAGGAGGGGCGGCCGGATCGTTTCAGCATCTCACTGATCTTCTTCGCGTCCTCCACGGTCATCATCGTATGATCGCCACCCGCACCGAACTCGACGGGAGACGAATACTTCGCGGACAGCGCGATGATGGACTCGACCTCTTCCCGGTAATCCAGCATGCGTTCCACATCACGCGACTCCACTGCACCGACGACGTCACGCACCGTCCGCAGGCTTTTGTCGGTTTCCTCATCCGCCACCGCGGGCTCTGCGGCGACGGCGACGCTGTGGATGCCGACGTCACGAATGCGCCAATCGGTCGCGTCGGCTGCGACGAGAAGCTTTTTGAACGTCTTCAAGGTATCGCTCAAACCATCGATCGTGACGGCATCGGCCGGGCAACCCAATTTGAAATTGATAAGGTCGTTCATGCGACACCTCCTTTCATACGTTCATAGTATTCGGTACATATATCGTTCACCGTTGTCCCGTCAACGTTTCCTCTCGTAATCGGGTAAATGTACTGTAACTTCGTACTTCTTGGCGCCATGCTTGATGCGTGCCAGACACATCGCTCCTTCCGGCGGCACCTGCCCGTACTGGCGGCGCCCCTGCAATGGCGTGAGGTACCCGACATCCACTCCATCCAGGGTGAACCACAACGTCGGTTCGTCCTTGCTTTTTCCCTTGGGGACGAGGCCGCGTCTCACGGTCATCCAGACCAGGGCGTCGTCCCCGTACTGTACGAGCGCTTCCTGTGCAGCCTCCTCGCCGGACAGCGCGACAGTGCGCGACGCCTTCAGTTCGCGCAGTCCCGATGGCCTGCGATTGCGCGGCACATATCGCGATTCGCTCTGAACGTCGCAGACTTTCCGGACCTCCACGCGTAGCTCCGGCAGATCCGCTGAGAACTGGCCCTGGCACACCATCGTTACCGAGTCCAGGCCATCTACAATCTGCGAGAACACCACGCAGCACGTGCGCCCCCTATAGGAGAACGCCGTACCACCGTCACTGCGCTTGCTCCAAGTGCTACCGGTATATGTACTGTGCAATGTCGTCGCGTCGCTTCGGCGCATGGAGATGCGCTCACCCCGCCTCAGCTTCGGTAGCCCCTTCCATGTGTACGTGTAGACCTGAGCGGTCCTGACGCTTGCGGCTTGCAAGCGTCGATTTGCCTCCCGCACGTCTTTGACCCACTGTTTGGACTGATCATGCGAGGAGAATATGTCACACCGCGACAGACCGCTTGTATCCGGCAGCTCGGGAGCAAGCGTGGAAAGCCGCTCTCCCAAACGCGACTCCTGCTCAGCAGTGAGCGCCGGCTCCTCGGGCTCGTTCTTTCCAAACAACCAAGACAGCAACCCCATTGTGCGGCCCCTTTCTTCCCACGACGCCCCAAACAACCTGCGCCTTAACCACCCCGAACCCTCGCGGACACGGGAACGGCACCGCAACGACGCGATGCCAAAACTCTTACGGCAGATCCTCGTATTCGGCCTGCTCACGCTCGATATCGCCCTTCTTCGCGGCGACATCGAACTGATCCATGTGCGACGCGACATACGCCGCCTGCTCATCCGCAGACCACCCAGACATATCCGGCACCATGGAATCATCGTCAGCGCTCGCGAGCGCCGTGTCCGTGCTATCGGCGGCAGATAGATCTGGCACGGCTCCTCGGTCGGCGCGCTCGATGAGCTTCTCTGCCGAGTCCATGATTTCATGCGGATATAGCCCGAAAACTGGAGCAAGCTTCGCAATTTGAAGCACATTGATATCGCGCTCGCCCTTGAGAACTCTAATCAATGTGCGCTCTGGTATATCTGCCTGCGTAGACAGTTCCTTGATCGTCAGATGAGCTGCAGATCTCTCTGCAGACAGCACCCTCGATATTGCCTCATTGATGTCCATGTGGGCATTATAGGCATAAAAACTCGGAATCAGACTGCCCAAATGGGCGGCGTGTCGTCTTGACTATGCCCAAATGGGCAGTAGAATGACAGTTATGGACATCACGAAGTATGTAAAAGCAGTGGCTCGGATAGTCAATGATGAGCTCGCCCGTGAGAACATAGCGGTCGCGAACGCTGCGCAGAAAAGCGGAATCCCGCGCACGACGCTCATGCGACGACTCGAGCACCCTGACTTGTACCCGTTCACCATTGCCGAGCTCGCACAGATCTCTGACGTACTCACTGTCAATCTGTCCACCATCATCCAGCGCGCCGAGGCGCTCGCGTCCAAGGAAGGAGAAGAGCGATGAGCATCAGGGATTCGGTAGGGTTCGCCATCATGCGTCGCCCCGACCTCGACGCCAGCGGCGCGAAGATCTGGGAGGCCTGCATCCACATCGGCGACGGGCGGCACGCCGCGATCCGGTACACCAAATCCGACCTGCAATACATCCGCGCACTGATCGGCCGGGAACTCAAAGCCGAGAAGAAGAAATCGAAATGAACACCACATGTGACCTGAACGTCGACTGGAACCGATGCGCGTACTGCAGCGAACTGCGCGATCGCGTGCAATCCGCCAGTGACCTGCGTCTCGCCTGCTCGCAGAGGCTCGACCAGGCATGGGAGGAATACCGGGCAGAGCGTGAGCGTGGCAATGTGGCGTTCGGCACCACGACGCACCGCGCATGGCAGGCGCGCATCGACAACCTCGACCGTCAGTTGCTCGCCGCCGACGCCGCGGCGGGGGAGGCCATCGACGAGTGGGCGGACTGCGTCCACGAGCACCACCGCCTCCATGAGGCCCGACAGCAGGAGGCCGAGGACAGCAGCAAGGATGTCGCAGCCGAGACGGAGGAGATGGTCACGATATCCAAGGCTGAAGCGGTCGACGAGCTCGTGAACATCTACGGCGGCCACATCGACAAGTGGTTGGAAGCGCTGCGCGAACGTGGCTCCACGCATACGGACGCCAACGACAACAATGCCGAGAAGATTGAGACGACTTCGACCGAGCTGGACGAACCGTTCGAAAAAGAGGACAAGCTTGCGCGGGAACTGTTCGGCAAACTGTGGTACGGCGACGTGCCCGAACTCGAACTGCCGCCAAGCTACTCAACGCTCAGACCGATGACGCTGACCTACTGCGCGCGCGCCATCGGCCTCTACCTGCGCCTGCTGAAGGAACATGCGCCCGTATTCGCCGAAGGCTACCCGTCCCATGTGGCGCACCGCCTGATGGACGCGTTCGACAGCGCCGCCGAAGCCCGCGAAACCGCGCTCGCCAGCGAGGAAGGAGAAGAGCAATGACCGTGAAACAACTCAAACACATGTGGCGCGCGGGCATCAGGATGCTCGGATACGGCATGGCTGTCGCGTTCGCGGGAGCCGCGTTGGCCTCCATCGTCAAGACGATCGTGAAGGCCAACGACGGCTACCGCATCGACATGATGTTCGAGGACCTGCCCGTCAGTGCACCTGCATGGGGAGCTGCTGGGGCTTCTGCTCGTCCATGTACCAGTACGCGAGCTGTGATGGATTGACCATCACATCCACCGGTTCGCCCTCGTCTTCGTCGAGGCTGGCATGGACGAGCTGAATCCCGCCAGACTTCGCCGCGGTGCGCAGCTTCCCCGGAAGATGCTCGTCTTTATCCTCCTGCCGGATGTAGAGAAGCTTCTCCTCGCCTCCGGGAAGACCCAAATGCAACACATCCATCATTTCAATACTTCCTTTCCCGCCTTGCGGCGGCTAGTTGTTACTGCACCATCCAGCCTACCGGCGGCGGGAAAGGACCCAACGTCAAGGAGAACACCGTGAACAACCACGCCACCGACACCGAACCCAGCCATTGCCCGGAATGCGCTCTGGCCCGCGGCGCCGCCATCGAAGCGCACCAGGACCATGCATACGCCTGGCGCCAATACCGTGCTGCGTCGAACGCGTTCTTCACCGACACCGCCAACGGCCTCCTGCTTCTGGGCTCGCACGCATGCGAGCAACGCTGGCACGAGGTCGAACAGCTCTGGCGTGAAGCGCAGACATGCTACGAGGCGTGGATGGCCGCCCACCGCATCCATATCCACACCGTCTGCGCCCACCACCAACTCCAGAAAGCGGCCGAGATGGACGAAGACACCGTTGTCGAGGATGGCACGCCATGCGCCTGCACCATGTGCACGACCCTCGACAAGGACGGTGAAGACATCGACACCAAGCCCACGCCCGCCGAACGCGCCGCCTACTTCGCGGCACGCGACCATGCGGACGACACCGACACGCCAGGCACGCCCGGCCGGCGGCCAGCAGTGCGGATCGTCGCATACGACGCGCATAAGGGCGGCTGCCATGAGGTCGACCCCACCGACGTGCCCGTCTGGCTGCTCGACACCCCGAACACCGCCATCGCACGCGATGTCCGCCAAGCCACCCTGCAGGAGATCCGCACGCTCATCGACGACCTGATCGACGGACCGGGCGAGCGAGGGGAAGGGGAATCCTGATGGAACAGGTACTGCACATCACGGCCGAACCCATCGCCTTGCGCGTCAAGGACGCCGCCCGCTACATGGGCGTCAAAGACCCCGACTACGTACGCACCCTCGTCGACCAAGGCTACCTGCGGGCACGCAAGGCACCCGGCACGAAAACCATGCTCATATCCGTCCAATCCATCCACGACTACCTGGGAGACCGACGATGAACCCCAGCCACACACCAAGCCCGCGCGAACGCCTGACCGCCACCACCGGCGCCATCATCGCGCTCGCCGCCGGCACGTACATCGCCTGCGGTGACGGCTTCACCTGGGACCCGACCGCGTACACCATCGCATGGCTCCTGCTGATCTGCGCGCTCGCCGCCACGATCCCACAGGCCGACACGCTCATCGACACCATCACCCGCGCCGCCCGGCGCATGGCCCGCATCCCACGCAGCGTACACCACGCGCACCGTGCGCTCGCCGGCCACCGGCATACGACAGGGCGCATGACCCGTGGGGTGGCAACGCCAGACGCCCGCACCAAATAACCGAGCAATCCCGCGTGGGACATGCGGTCTGCTCCCATGACCCACGCACCGGGGCCGTGCAAGTAGCCCCACCCGAGACACCCGGCCGACCTTCCCCTCTCTCATATTCCCCACGGCAGGGTCCTCGCGGTGGAGGAGGGTGCGATTCCCTCCCGGCCCGCTAGGTGGGCGCGTCAACGTCACCCCCGCTCATCGAGATAGCCCGATGGGGCGGGGGAGCGATGGCCCTGGCCGCAGTCATGCCCAGCGGAATCAGCCCCGCCGGGGAGCCACCCAGCGCGCCCACCACACCACGACACAGAAAGGAACACACGCCATGGCAGGGGAGACCACCATCACCATCACGGGCAACCTCACCCGCGACCCCGAACTACGCACCACGGGCAACGGGCACACGGTATGCAACCTCACCATCGCCAGCTCGGCACGCCAATACAACCGCGACACCAACCAATGGGAGGACGGCGACACGCTCTTCCTCAACTGCACCGCCTGGGACTCGACCCACGCGGCGCTCGCGAGCAACATCGCCAGCTCGTTGTCCAAGGGGATGAGCGTCATCGCCCAGGGCCGGCTCACGCAACGCACGTACGAGACGGAGGACCACGAGCGGCGCACGGTCATGGAACTGCGTGTGGAGCACATCGGCCCATCGTTGCGCCGCGCCACCGCACAGGTGACTCGCCAGCAATCCACGGGCGGCTTCAGCCAGGCGCACGCCGGATATTCTGGTGGCGCCACGGCCAACGCCGCGGCGGGTGTGGCGGATCCGTTCACCCAGGGTGCTGGCGTGCCGGAGGGCGACCCGTGGGCCGCGGGTACGGACGAATTCTAAGGGGAACGACCATGGCCAGTTCGATCCATGTGCCCAACATCCAGATGACCACGCGCGAACGCAACAACGCCGTGGGCAACTACCGTGGCACTCACGCATGGGCCACCCGGTTCAACCCGTATCCCATGCTCAACGCCAACCCCGGCATGAGCGTCGAACAAGTGTTCGAACAACTGCTCGAAGAGGACGACCAGCGGCTCACGGGGCTGCGCGCACGCATGGGCGTCACCGGACCGGACGACACCCGTGATCCCACGCCACGCGCACGCCGCCCCGACAGTCAGGCCACTGCCGAACGGCTCTTCACCACACCCTGGCGCCAACTCGCCGCACACGAACAGGCCCAGTTGCGCACCCTGCTCGACACGGCCGGTCGGCAGGACATCACCAGCGCCCTCACGCTCGACCCCACCATGAGCGCCGACCAGATCATCGACGGGCGCAACATGGAGGCACGGCCATGAGCACCACCGGATCCCTCGTCCTGGCATGCCACATCGACGGCACACCCGCCACCAAGGGCAGCTACAAGCCCGTACGCAACAGGTGCACCGGCAAGACCCTGCTCGTGGGCATGAACCGGCACGAACACGAATGGCGCAGCCGCGTGGCGCGCGCCGTGCGCTCGCAATGGTTCACGCAGCACCCCACACGCCCCATGCCACACCTGGACACGCCATTGACGGTGCGCGCCGTGTTCCTGCTGCCCAGGCCCAAAAGCGTGAGCCCAGCGTCACGCCCGTGGCCGACCGTCGCCCCGGACGTCGACAAACTCGCCCGATGCCTGCTCGACGCACTCACCGACAGCGGCCTGATCAAGGACGACAGCCGCATTATCCACCTCGACGCCCGCAAACACTACGCCGACCCGCCCCCGCGGACAGGCCGGCGCTGACATCACCATCCACACACTCACCAAGGAGGAATCATGAGCAGGCAGGACGGATACGCCAGACTCCAAAACAGCTTCTGGCGCTCACCCAAGGGCATGAAACTTAAGAAACGCAACCCCACAGCGGGATTCCTGTACATCCTGTCAATCAGCTACGCGGCCGACAACATGACCGACGGGCACATCAGCGAGGACGTCGCCTACTACGCGCTCGACGCGACCGACGAACAGATCCGCTTCCTCGTCGAGGAAGGCTACTGGGACACCAGCGAAGACGGTGATGGATGGCGGATTCACGACTACCTCGAACACCAGAACAGCCGCGAACAGATCGAGGCCGCCAGAGCCAAGGACCGGGCCCGCAAAAAGACCACAAGGAAACCATCCAACCAACCCGAAACAGGATTCCACACGGAATCCAACCGGAATCCAACCGGAGACCACACGGACTGTTTAACAGAAAACAGAAAACAACAAACAACAAACTCTTCCTCTCACGAGGAAGAGGGGGAAACGCGCGCGAGCGCGCCCGCCACCACCGCCGAGAATTACCAACTGGAAGCGCGGATCATCGACCTGTGGGAGCCGGACGCGTCCGCGCAGGCCACCGCCGACGAAAAAACACGCGCAGGATACCCACGCGTCGATCTCGACGCGCTCGCCACCCGCTTCCGACGCAAGCTGCACGCCCGCGGCCTGACGGCGTACAAGCTCCTGCCCACCCGTGAATCCCTATCGGCGGAGTTCTGCACATGGGTCGAACGCGAGGCCGAATTCATGGCCGAACGCGCAAAGGGCACACCCACACCACCCAGGCTCGTGGCGCCCCCACACGAGCACACCATGGCCTGCGAGCACGTTCTCGACCTGCTCACCCCGCACGAACACATGTTCGACCACGAGGGCGGCCGCGGCGCCAACCCGTGGATCAACGCGCGCAGCGAGCTCGCCAACCTGCTCAACCATGGCATGGACGCGCAGACCGCGCTCGCCGACATCCTAGCCCGGCAGGAGGCGGACGCATGAGCTTGGCATGGATCCTGCTCGCCCTCGCGATTCTGCTCACCGGCATCGCCATCTACGAACTGCACGTCAGCCGGGAAATATCCGCGCTCGCCGACCGTCTGACATCCGCGTTCGATGCTTGCACGGACACCACGGTCACAGTCCAATGGCGCACCCGCCAGGCGCCGTGGGACATACACCGCGCCGACCTGACCCTCGATTGCATCGGCGACCTACTGGCCGACCGGCCCGACCTGTGTGACGCCATCCGCCATGACGAAGCCTGGATCAGCTTCACCCCACATGAGCCCACAACCCGCTGAAAGGAACCGTCCATGACACCACTGGCCACCATCGGCATCATCGGCGTCGGCATCTGTCTGCTGTTGCGCTGCGTCCTCGAAGCCATCGAACGGTATGCCTGGCGCCCCGACAACGAACCCGAACGCGACCAACAACGCAAACACCTCCACGGCAGCCACGCACGGCACAGGAAAGGGGAACGGTGATATGGCGCGCAACATCTCCGAACGCGACAAGGCGCTCACCAGCGAGCTGGAAGCGATCGATGCGCTGTGCGACCAGGTGCTCGGCAAACTCCCGTACGAGACGAGCGACATCGCCCGCGCCTACCGGGCAGGCCAGATCATGATGGCCGCGCTCGTCAAACACGACATCCTCCTACGCCTACACCGCACCACATGAACGACATGCTCACCATCCTCGTTCTGCTCGCCATCACCCTGCTCATCAGCTGGTGGACCGACACCCACCACTTCTGACCACCAGAACAAACATCCGAAAGGCATAGCCATGAACCACCAGATTCAACCATTCGACTTCCATGACAATGAGGTTCGCGTCCTCACCGACAACAACGGCGAACCATGGTTCGTCGGCAAGGACGTGTGCGACGTGCTCGGATACCTCAACGCATCCAAGGCTCTCGCCGACCATGTGGACGACGAAGACAAACTCAATAACGAATCGTTATCGAGTTTGGGGCAGCGCGGTGGATGGCTCATCAACGAGTCCGGCCTGTACTCGCTCATCCTCTCCAGTCAATTGCCCTCCGCGAAAGAATTCAAACGCTGGGTCACCTCAGAGGTGCTACCGGCCATTCGACGTGACGGAGCATACGTCGCATCAACCGGCGAGGAGGACGACGTGACGATCATGGCGCGCGGCCTGCTCGCCGCGCAACGCGCCATCGAACGAAAAGACCGGCAACTGCTCGACGCGCAGGCCAAGATAGACGCGCAACGCGACCGTCTCACGCAAACCGAACCATTGGCAATGACCGCGAAGGCATTGTGCGACACGACCGGCAGCATGACCTTCACCGACGCCGCCCGCCATTTCATGCAACTCGATCCGCACATGAACCGCACCCACGTCATCGCCACATTGCGCACCCACGGCTACCTCGAGCGCAACTCACTGGCACCCACACGCAAAGCCACCGACCCCGGATACCTCAAACCGATCATCGGCACACGACACGACGGACGCCTCGGCAGGCAATACTCGCACTTCACCACCAAAGGCATGGGCTGGTTCATCAACCGGTTCATCTACGGCAACGCACAAGGAACACTCACCGGAACAACGGAGGCATGACCATGGCAAGCGCACGCATCATCGACATCATCCAACGCTGGCACAAGGCCGGCTACGACACCGCCACCACGGCCCGACTGCTCAACATGGACAAGCGGGAAGTCCAGGACATCATCGACGCCGAAACACGACCCGCACCAAACAAGCCCGCACCACCCGAATTCAGCGACGTCCCACTGTTCTGACCAAAGGAAACCATATGCAGCCAGACGCAGCCCGCCTCCAACACGACATCCACTACCTACGCGACCAAGCGGAGACACTCGACGCGCTCGCCACCCGACGCATCAAGATCCACCACGACCACACCCACGGGCACATGAGCAGCGCACCTACACCACTCAACCTGCCCGCCGCCGACCTGCTCGACCAGATCCACGCGCTCGCCCGCCGCATCGCGATCGCAGGCGGGTTGCGCTTCGGCCGCGGCATGGACGTGCACGCCCTGCTCAAGGGACTCGATAGGCCCGAGCCATGCGAGACACTCGCCGCGCGAGGGGATGCGTGGGACATCGTGCGCCTCATCGATGATGCGGCATGGCATGTCCGCCAGCTCACGGACCCGTCGCCCTCACTACGGTATGCGGGCATCTGCCCACGCTGCCGCAGCGGCGTATGGATCCCCGAAACACAACCCTCCACCACGGACCATCGGTGCACGGAATGCGGGCACGTCGAACCACTCGCCACCATCACCCAAGCACACGAACTGCGCCTGCTCACCAGCGGCATCATGGACACCGCCGCCAACCTATGCCACCTGCTGCGCGCCTGCGGCATCCCAGTCAAACGCAACACCATCGCCCAATGGCGCAAACGCAAACGCATCACGCCCGTGGGGAAGGACGACCAGGGACGGCCCGTGTACGCGCTCGCCGATGTGCTCCTGCTGCGGCGTGCGGTTGACAGGGAGGAGTGTCACCGCTAGGGTATGTAGTATTGCGCGACGCGTGTAGCTGAGCGCGAATGTACGGCCTTGGACGGTGTGGACTGTCCGGGGCCGTTGCCGTATCGGGGGAGCGGGACGATGAAACGAACTAACCCACGCAGCGCGAACGGGCACCGACGCCGCCAGCTGCGCGCCCGTGTGATCGCCGCATACGACACGTGCGCGATCTGCGGGCAACCGGTCGACAAATCATTGCGCACGCCGCACCCGTTGAGCGCGGAGGTCGACGAGATCATCCCCGTGTCACGAGGCGGCGACCCACTCGCATGGAACAATGTGAGGCTTACGCACCGGCGCTGCAACCGGCTCAAAAGCAACAAGAGCGACGCATACGCACACGCCCAGCTCGAGCACAGGCCACAACCACGCGCCACGTCGCTGCCATTGCACACGAGCCCATGGTGACCGTCGTCCGACACGTCCGGAATGGTGGGGGAGGATACCCCGGCCGGGGTCCGGAGGCCTCCTCGTGTGCAGTGCCGATTTCTCCCCGGACACGCATCAATCGTTACATGAAACGATTCGTAACGAAAAAGGCGGTGATGGCCATGCAGTGCTGCGTATGCGGAGCAGAGCTGCAATACAGCGGCCATGGCAAGAAACCACGCTACTGTTCATCCTCCTGCCGGGTGAAGGCGAAACGCATGCGCGACAAGATCGGCGCCCGCCCCGCCGCCACCAAGAAAGAGAAAGCCGCGCTCGCTGGCGATGACTTCGACTACAAAGGACGAGACATCCCGGCCAACCGGAGGCACGATGTCGACCTTGCATTCGAACGCAAGATGGACGAACCGCTTGAGACCACGCTGCGTCGCAACCGCGCGCGTCTGCAGCGTGCAATCGACGACCCTGACTGTCCTCCCGCCGCGCTTGCTGCACTCAGCAAGCAGCTGATCGCGGTGAGCCGTGAACTCATGGAGGTGAGGGGCTCCGACGATGTCCTCGCGATGCTCGACGACGATGACGAGGTGATGCACGATGACGAATTCAAGGCGGAAACTGTCTGACCTCGCCTCGCACCTCATCATCCCCGACGGCATCGTGAAGACCCGATTCCCGCGCATCGCCAAACTCGCGAAAATCGCCGGCATTGCATACGATCCATGGCAGCAAGGACTGCTCACCCTCATGTACGGGCTACGCAAGGACGGCAAATACGCATGCGGTGCGGGAGGGCTCGCAGCCAGTCTTCCCCGTCAGGTAGGCAAGACCTTCACATTCGGCACCGCCGCATTCCTCGACTGCCTACTCACCCCAGGGCTCAAGGTGCTATGGACCGCGCACCGTTCCCGCACCTCCGACGAGACATTCGCCAGCATGCAGACACTTGCCCATGACGCGACATTCGCCCGCTATGTCGAAAACATCCGACGGGCGAACGGCCAGCAGGAGATAGGATTCCGCAACGGCTCCAGAATCCTGTTCGGCGCCCGCGAGCAGGGATTCGGCCGAGGCTTCGACGGCATCGACCAGATCGTATTCGACGAGGCCCAGATCCTGACCGAACGCGCTCTAGACGACATGGTGCCTTCCACAAACACAGCAGCCAACCCACTCATCGTGATGATCGGGACACCACCCAAGCCCGGCGACCCATCAGAGATCTTCCAAGGCAAACGACAGACAGCGCTCGCCGGCACGGACAGAGATCTGCTGTACGTCGAATTTAGTGCCCCGCGCGGCAGTAGTCTCGACGACCGTGACGCATGGGCTGCTGCGAACCCATCCTATCCACAGCGCACCAGCGAAACTGCCATCGCCCGCATGCGCGCTATGCTGTCCGACGACTCATTCAGACGCGAGGCGCTCGGCATATGGGACAAAACCGACATCAAGCACGCCATCGACCCACAACAATGGGAACAGGCCGGCGTCGACGAACGCCGAGACGGCGGAGCGGTCTCGTTCGCGATCGACATGCCACCGGACCGGGCGAGCATCGCAATCGGCGCCTGCATGAGATATAAGGACAAAAGCGCTCATGTAGAGCTCGCACGATTCGAAAGCACCGGACAGAACGGTCTCGCATGGGTGATCGACTGGATCGCCGAACGATGGCCACGCACCTGCAGTGTCATCATCGATGCACAATCACCGGCGACTGTTCTCGTACAGGACCTCAAACAACGTGGCGTACGCGTCACGCTGACCAACTCCACCGACATGGGCCAAGCATGCGGACGATTCACCGACATGCTCCGTGACGGCACACTGCACCACCTCAACGGGCAGGAAGCGCTCGACATCGCCGTCAAAGGCGCCACGAAACGCAACATCGGACAATCCGGTGCATTCGGATGGAACAAACGCACCGCCGACGTGGACATCAGCCCGCTCGTAGCCATTACGCTCGCCCTACACGGGGCATGCACTACACACCGCAACCCGCTTGAGACCAGAAGGGTGATACGACTGCCATGAGTTTGACCTTTCCCAACACGATCAGCGGACTGGATTCCGGTGAGCACAAGCTCTACCGCACGCTGTTGCGGCGCCTGACCGCCAAACGCAAGCGCAACCGGCTGCGCCGCGCCTACATGGACGGCCGCAACGAACTGCACGACATCGGCTACGCCCTGCCGCCAGTTGCCGCCGACATTGACATCGTCGTCGGATGGCCGGCCAAGGCCGTTGAGGGTCTAGCCAGCCGCGTCGTCATGGATGGCCTGCAATCCGAGTCCGGCGACGACCTGACCGACCAGGTGCAATCCATCATGGACGTCAATGACCTAATGGCCGTCGCCGACAGCGTGCACAGCGACGCGCTCGTGCACTCCTGCAGTTTCGTGGCCGTCCTCGAGGGCGACACGAATCTGGGAGAGCCGGCCGTGATCGTCCAGGAGTTCACCGCGGACGTAGCCACCGGCATATGGGACAAGCGGCGCCACCGGCTCGAAAGCGCGCTCCTGTTCGACGTGTCCGACGATTACAGGCACATCAACTGCGCGTACCTGATGCGCTACGGCATGACTATCACCATCGAACACGACCGCACCGGCTGGCATGTCGCGGACCGGTACGAGGACGACGCAGAACGCATCCCATGCGAACTGTTCGCCTACAAGCCAGACGAACGACGCCCGTTCGGCCGCAGCCGCATCGACCGCACCGTCATGAGCCTGACCGATTCCGCCGTGCGTACGTTCCTGCGCAGCGAGTTGCAGGCCGAACTCTACTCGGTGCCACCCCGATACATCCTGGGGGCGAACGAGGAGATGTTCACCGACGAGAACGGGAACCCGATCCCACGCTGGCGGCTCATGCTCGACCAGATGCTTATCCTGCCACGCGACTCCGCATCCGGCGAAGTGCCTCAGGTCGGCCAGTTCACCCAATACTCGTTCGAACCCCACAGTGCGCAGTTGAGGCAGACCGCGACGATGTTCGCGTCGGCCACCAGCCTGCCGCCGGACGCGATGGGCGTGCTCACCGACAACCCCAGTTCGGCCGAGGCGATCGACAAGGCCACCAAGGAGTTGTGCCTGCTCGCCGAGAAATGCCACCGGTGGTTCGGCAACCCATGGCGTCACATCATCGCCCGCGCCCAGCAAGCCGTCGGCGACGGCGACGTGCAGGCTGTACGACCTCAATGGCGCAACCCGTCGACCCCGTCCCGGGCCGCGGCCGCCGACGCCGCAGTCAAACTCGTACAGGCCAACATCCTGCCGGCCGACAGCGAGGTCACGTACGACATGCTCGATTTGAGCGACGAACAACGCAGGATCCTGCGGTACGAACGCCGGGAACGCAAGGCGCAGGAGGCCCTCGACGCGATGGGCCAGCAGTTGCGTGAAACCCTGCCGCGCAATCCGGGAAGTGACATGAAAGTCGAGTGACGGCATAAATGAGGGGGCGAAATGACGGCATCATATCCGAAACCCTCGAAAATGAGCAAGGAACAAGCGGAAAAGCTCATCGACCAAAGCTACGTGAACTACCGCCGTCAGATCGAAGACCTGCAACGCAAGGCCCAATGGGACCTCAAGGCCGTGTGGGGCGACGCGTTCCATTACCCCACCGATCAGGACCGCGTGGAGGAGGCGCGGAGAATCATCCAACGATACGGGGACATGGGAGCCCAAGTGGCCCAGAACTACTATACGCAGGTACGCACCGCCACATCCGCGGCGTACGACATCGAACTGCCGCCATACGAGGCTCCCCGCTACCCGTCACGCGACGACCTGATCTGGCAGTTGTCGGGTGGCACGAACAACACCGACGTGCCCGGCCTGCACCTAAGGGACGTGATCCCGGACGCGGCCGGCAACGTGCACAACAAAGCCGGCATCCGCATCGACGACCTATGGCCGTCAACAGGCAACATCGATGACTACCTTGACTACATATCCAAGTGGATCCAATCAGCCGGGCGCATGCAGGTTCAGAACAACATCCGCGTGGACCCGACCCAACCACGATGGGCACGCATACCCAAAGGTGAGACCTGCGAATTCTGCCTGATGCTCGCATCACGCGGCTTCGACTACCTCACCGAGGAAACCGCCTCCCTGGGCGGATCCTTCCACGACGGCGCATGCGACTGCGCCGTCGTGCCCAGCTGGGTCGAATCCAAGATCAGCGGATACAACCCCGTCCTGCTCAAACAACGGTGGCAAGCCTGCGCCGACACCGTGGCACGACTCGCCACGGAAAAGGAATACGACCGATACGTGCAGGCGTTCACCCCGGACAAACGGCATCCCGAGCCGTTCTCATACAGCCATTGGAAACGCAACATCGAGCTTGCCGAAGCACGATGGCGCGATCGGACATGGCTGAACGGAGGACCAGAGCCACCAATCACATTCGAGACCGAGAAACTCCGGCAGGAAACAGAAATGGCTCGCCCCCAGGAGATACGCACTGCCCAAAGACTCCGTAAGCATGGCATCATCCCAGCATTCCAAGTTGATTCCCGTCCTGTCATCGACCCTATTACCGGAATAGAGGAATCAATCGGTTTGCCCGATTGGGCTGGAGGAATCGAAATCAAGACTCCTGACAAGGCCAAGGCATTCCGATCCATCGATGGCTATCTGGGAAGCGCGAGCAAGAAGGAGGACTGCAAACGTCTAATCATCGACAACACCGAAAACCCGAACATGAGCGATGACACGCTCATTGAATACATTCATCAGAGCAACAGGTTCAAACGAGGAATGATCTACATCCTTGACAAGGAGCAATCCCTCCTACGAATCAGGTAGGCGTCTCAGAAGCTACCGAAAATGGCGGCAACCGGGACGCCTACTACTCCAATCATAACACGCCACGGCCTTGACCATACATATACGGTGGATTGCCGCAGTAGCCGACCGGAGCCGACTGTAAATCGGCCGCCATTGAGCCACGCAGGTGCGAATCCTGCATCCACCACGTATCCGCGGACCCCGCACGCCGCGTCGCTAACCGTGCGCACCACACAGCAAAGGAAACAGCAATGCCGAAACTGCACAACCCCGACCTCTGGCAGCAGTCCAGCCCACGCCCGTACCGCACCATCACTGGCGACGGCGAAGGCGGCTCGTCCGACACCGCACCGAAGGATCCGCCACAGCAGGAGCCAAACGGCGAACACAACGGCGACAGTACGGACGCGTCCAAGGAGTTCAGCCATGCGCTCGCCAAACGCGTCGCCGAGATCGAGAAGAAGTACGAGGCCAAGCTCAAGGACTACGAGCAGCTCAAGGAAAAGGCCGCAGCCTACGACGAGCAGCAGGAGTCGGGCAAGTCCGACATGGACAAGCTCAATGAGCGGATTGCCGCGATTGAGGCGGAACGCGACAAGCTCGCCGCCGAGAAGCAGCGGCATGAGCTCGTCTCCCGCGTCGCCAAAGAGACCGGCATGCCTGCGGACGTGCTCGCCATGCTCTCCGCGGACGACGAGGAGGGTCTGAAAGCGGCGGCCGAGACGCTCAAGGAGCAGTTCGGCAAGACGGGACGCAGGGGAGCTCCACCGGCGGGGCATACCGACGGGCGTATGCCCAAGGATGACCGCCACGGCATGGACTTGCTGCGCGACGCCTACAACAACTGACTGACGAAAGGAGGCCATCATGGCCATCACATTGACGGAGGCGGCGAAACTGTCGACCACCGACCTGCAGAAGGGCGTCCTCGAGACGTTCGTGCAGACATCCCCGGTCCTCGACCGCATCCCGATGCTCGAGATCGAGGGCAACGCCTACGCATACAATTCCGAGGCCACCCTGCCGGGTGTGGAATTCAGGGCGGTCAACGGATCCTATTCCGAATCCACCGGCACCGTCAACCAGAAGAGCGAGACGCTCGCGATATTGGGTGGCGATGCGGATGTGGACCGCTTCATCCAGCAGACGCGCTCCAACCTCAATGATCAGCGGGCCACTCAGACCGCGATGAAGGTCAAGGCGATCTCATACAAGTTCCAGGACACGTTCATCAACGGCGACTCGTCCACCGACGCGAACAGCTTCGACGGGCTGAAGAAGCGCCTGACCGGCAACCAGGTCATCGACGCCGCCACGAACGGCCTGCCCGTCGTGGGCAGCTCAAACGCGGACATCCACACGTTCCTCGACAAGCTCGACGAACTGCTCGCCGCCGTGCCCGGCATCAACGGCACGAACGGCGCGATCTACGCGAACGCGAAGATCATCCGCAAGATCGCGTCCGCACTGCGCCATGTGGGCCTGGACACGGTGCTCATGGAGGACATCACCGGCAAACGTGCCATCCAGTGGAACGGCATCCCGATCCTCGACCTGGGCACAACCGCCGCAGCCACGCCCGTCGACATCCTGCCATTGACAGAGACGCAGGGCACCGCCACCGCATCCTCCTCCATCTACGCTGTCAAGTTCGGCGCGGACGAGGGCGATCAGGCCGTCACCGGTCTGACCAATGGCGGCGTGCAGGTCGAGGACCTCGGCCAGTTGCAGAGCAAGCCCGCCTACCGCACGCGCATCGAGTTCTACTGCGGCATGGCGGTGTTCGGCGGCAAGGCCGCCGCTCGCCTGAAGGGAGTACTCAATGGCTAGGAAAACCCCTGCCGACCCCGAACCGGAAACCGTCGAGGAGACACCGGCCGGGCGCATCGAGGTGTTCGACGTAGACTGCCCGGACGGCGTGCGCCGCCGGGTGACCCGCAACATCGACACCGGCGAGCAAACGGTCGAGCCTATCGGCGAGTAAGGGAGGACTGCCATGGCACCGGATACAGAACCGTTCGCATCGGTGGACGAACTCGAAGCCGGCTGGCACCCGCTGCTCGACTCCGAACGGGCAAAGGCCAGTGTGCTGCTGAGCCGCGCCACACGCCTGATCCGCGCGCAATGCCCCGGCTGGCATGCGGCGGAACAGGCGAATCCTGGTGTCTGTGCCGACGTGTGCTGCGCCATGGTGCAACGGGCCATGGCCACCTCAGGCAGCGTTATCCCGGACGGTGTCAGGCAGATGAGTCAGACGACCGGCTCATTCCAGGACTCGTACACGTTCGACAACCCCAGCGGCAACCTCTACCTGCGTGACGAGGAACGGCGCGCGCTCAACCCACGGCGCGGGCGCGCGTTCACCCTCACCTACGCCCAACGATTCGGGGAGGCTCAGACATGATTCCAGCCGACTATGAGACCGTCACGGTCTCCCGCAGCCGCGTGAGCATGATCGCCGGCCGGCGCCACAGCGAACCGGTCGAACCGGTCGGTGAAATCGGTGTGCTCGTCGCGCCCGTCACACGGGAACGGCAATTGGAGACCGGACGCACCACGCTGGTCTCCGGCTATGACCTGTACCGGCGTGGCCATGCCGTGCTCGACATGCGCGAGGGCGACCTCGTCGACGTGCGTGGCGAGACGATGACCATCACCGAAGCACCCATGCAATGGAAACGTGGTGAACGTGTCATCGGATGGCAATGGCACTGCGAACGAAGGGAGGACCAATGAGCCGCAACAGCAGGGTCAAGGTGGTGCTCAACCGCGTCAACGTGCAGGAGCAGCTCCTGCACAACAAGCAGTTGCTCGACGATGTGCAGGAACAGGTCGAGGGCATGGCTGAAGTGCATCCCAGCATCAAGGTATGGCGCAACGACGGCGGTGGACGTGGCAACGTGGTCGCCACCATACCTATGCAGGTCGAGGACGCGCACCGTGGCCTCATGTCCGACATGCTCGGCAAGGTGCGCATATGACCGCCCGCCTGCTCGGGGTGGACCCGTCCACGCGGATCCTGTCCACGCTGCAGGACGCGTTGCCCGGTGTGCCGGTCGGCTTCGACATGCCGGCCGGCGCCCGCAAACTGTTCCTCACGCTCTCCGCCGGCGCGTACACGACGCCGGTGACCCAACGGTGGACGCTCACAGTGAGCGCCTACTCGACCACGCCCGCCGGCATCCTCGACCACACGGACGCGCAATCCATGTGGCTCATGGCCACACGCGCACTGCTCGACGCCCGACGCCGGCATCCGTTGTGCGACGCCGAAGTGCAGGCGGGTCCCATGACCACCCACGACACGACGCTCGGCACCGACTACGTGTACGGGTCGCTCCTGCTCACCGGCGTCGCCCGATAACCATTTTCGAAAGGACTACACATCATGGCAGATCTGGAAGCGCAATTGCTCGCCGCCGGCGCCACCGGGCTCGAATACGTCAGCTCCGGCAACGACGCCGACCTCGTCAAACTCATCAAGGAGGCCGCGATCTTCCGGTACGACGTCGGCGCGCCTGTCGGCACGTTGAACGGCAACTGGAAGCCGGCCGACGGCAAGGAGCCGCTCGGCTACTTCAGCGAGGACGGCATCACCATCCACCCCGAGGCCGGTGAGAGCAACGACTTCACGGGCCACAACGGCGACACTGTCGTCTCCTGGGATTCCGGCGGCTACTGGACGTTCCAGTTCGCAGGCCTCGAATCCAAGAAGGAAGTCGTGGAAACCTACTTCGACACGAGCGTCGACGCGACCGGCGCGCTCACCATCGACAAGGCCAGCTGCGACAAACCGGCCCAATACGTCATCGCCGGCCTGACCCAGGCCGAGAACCTCATCGTCCTGCACATCCCCAAAGCCAAGGTCGGCGAACGCGAGGACCTCGTCTGGAAGATCTCGGAGCTCATGAGCTACGGCATGACCCTGCGCACCTTCAAGGACGCGCAATCCCCGTACTACTTCAAGGCATGGGGCTTCGCCACCGACCTGTGAACCCACACCATACGTCCCTTCCCACCGTGTCGCCTATCCGCGGCGGGAAGGGATTTTCCATACCACCGATAGGCGCACACATCAGATAGGACACCACCATGAGCCGCCACGAATACGAGACCATCGATCTGACCCCAACCACCAAACACACGGACACGGATCCACGCCCCGTGCACATCAAATACGGCGACGTCGAAATGGACCTGCCACGCCTCGACGACTCCAGCCAACTGCCCACCAGCATGCTCATCGCCGGCATGACCGCCGCCAGCCAGGGATGGAACAACCTCGACGACGACCAGAAACTCGCGTTCATGGCCACCATGCTCGCATGGCTCGCCCGCGAATACCCACGCTTCGAACGCGAACTCGACCGCAAATCAGATGACAAAATGCTCGACATCGGCCGCATCTTCGCCGCATGGGCCAAAGCCACCGAGGACATGGACCCAAAAGCCTCATCCTCCTCGACCTCTGCCTGAACCACCCAGCGGCCATCCAATACGACTGGATCCGCGCATGGGGCCACCCACTCGACCTGACCCGCCAACCGCTGTACGAAGCATGGCCCATGTGCCGGGAAATCCTCAAAAACCACGACACCAGCCACGCATACGCCGCACTCGCCGGCAACAGCTACCTGCCCGGCCAGACCGAACAACTCATCCACGCACTCAACCAGACCAGGCAACGACGCACCACGCCCGCATGGCGCAAACCCGACCCGCTCACCAGCCGCGAACACACCGCGACAGCCCAACCGCACAATGAGACCCTACGCGCCAAACTGCGCGAACGGCTCGGCATCAGCGGCACATAACCCAACAGGAGGCCTTCGATGGCACAGGAACTCGGCACCGGCTACATCATCATCAGCCCGTCGACCAAGGGACTGGGCAAAGCCATCGAAGGCGACATCTCCGCAGGCACCGAAAAAGGCACCTCCGGCGCGAGCAAAACCATCCTGCAACGCGTCGGGGGCGCATTCGGCAAGATCGGCAAGATCGGCGTCGCTGCCACCACCGCCGTCGGCGGAGCCCTCGTCGGCCTCGCCGCTAAAGGCGGCTTCGACCGCGCCCTGAACATCGAACGCGCCCAAACCAAACTCAAAGCCCTCGGCCACGACACTAAAAGCGTCGACGGCATCATGAACGACGCGCTCGCCTCCGTCAAAGGCACCGCTTTCGGTCTGGGGGATGCGGCCAGTGTCGCCGCCGGCCTCGTCGCCTCCGGTGTCAAGCAGGGCGGCCAGTTGCAGACGGTCCTCAAGACCGTGGGCGACACCGCGCAGATCGCCGGTGTCGAGTTCAAGGACATGGGCGTCATCTTCGGCAAGATCTCCGCCACTGGCAAACTCCAGGGCGATGAGATGCTCCAACTCATGGAGGCCGGCATCCCCGTCCTGCAGTATCTGGCCGACCACTTCCAGGTCACCGCCGAAGAAGCCCAGAAAATGGTCTCCGACGGCAAGGTCTCCTTCGAGGACTTCGAAGCCGCCATGCGCGAACACATCGGAGGCGCCGCCCAATCCGCAGGTGAAAGCTTCGACGGCGCCATGAGCAACATGAAGGCCGCATTGAGCCGCTTGGGGGAGAGTGTCGCCACTCCTGTCATCAAGGGGTTGACCGGCCTGTTCAATCAGGCGATCCCTTTGATCGACGGATTCACCGCGGCAGCCAAACCGGCCCTTGAAAGCATCGGTGGTTTTCTGCAGCGTGGACTGGAGAACGCGATTCCCGCGGTCAGTGGCGCCTTCTCCACCATCGGCTCAATGCTTGACGGGTTGCGCCGTGGACTTGCCGGCGCGTTCTCAAGAATCGGCGATGCGCTCCAGCCGGCTGCGAACAAAATCAAGAACACGTTCCTGATACTCTTCGCCGGTATCAAGAACCAAGTCGATGGCGACATATCCAGCATGACAGACGGCATCGGTGTGAAGATCCAAGGGCTTGCGGCCAGGGTCGCGCCAGTCCTCGGTGGCATCGCCATGAAGGCCGCTGAGGCGTTCCAACGGCTCATGCCCAGCGTCCAGCAGGTCATCGACTTCATCTCCAATGCGTTCAATTCGGTCAAGGACATCGTCGGGCAGTTCTTCAGCGCATTTGAACAGGCCGGCGGCAGCACGGCGCAGCTCTCGCAGATCGGCGGCGCGCTCGTATCGCTCATGAGCCCATTGGGGGCCATCAAGCTTGTCGCCGAACAGTTCGGATCCATCATCATGCCCACGCTCTCAGCCACACTCGGCCAACTGGCCGGCATGTTGGGCGGCGTCCTCGCCTCGGTGCTTCCGTCCATCGCATCAGCGTTCGAAACGATCGGCTCCGCCATGGGACAGGTCCTTTCCGCCGGCATGCAGGTCATCGGCGCGCTGTTGCCGCCACTGGCCAGCCTGCTGGGCTCGCTGGCGCCGATTGTCACAACGATTGCAGGGCTCTTCGCTGATCTGGCTTCGGCCACATTGCCCGTATTCGCCGACATGGTCAGCCAACTGGCCAACATGCTTGGCGGCGCGCTCGCGACGGTGCTCCCATCGGTGAGTTCAATGCTCACGGTACTCGGCGACGCCATCGGACAGGTGCTCTCCGCGGGCATGCAGGTCATCGGCGCGCTGCTGCCTCCGCTGGCCAGCCTGCTGGGCTCATTGGCGCCGATCGTCACGATGGTCGCTGGACTCTTCGCCGATCTGGCGTCGACCATTGGTGGCATCGTGTCCGGCGTTATGCCATCGCTGGTCGCCATAGTCCAGACAGTGGGGGATACACTGAGCGGCGCCATCATGGCCGTGCTGCCAAGCGTGCAAAGCATCATCGGTTCCATCACATCGGCCCTGCAGTCGCTCATGCCGGCCATCACCAATATCGTGTCGGCGGCTGGGCAGATTGTGCAGTCGATCCTGCCGGTCGTGGTCAACCTACTGCAGACGCTGTCGCCATACATCGTGCAGGTCGCAGGCTACATCGGTCAGGTCGCGGACATGATAGGACAGCTCATCGCGCAGGTCGCGCCGCTCGTGGAGCAGCTCATCAGCTCTCTGCTGCCCGTCATCACGAACATCGTTGACCTGGTCATGAACATCATCAACGTCATCATGCCACTCATCCCACCGATTCTGGAGGTCGTGATGATGGTCATCGACGGCATCATGACCGGATTGGACATCCTCATGCCCATCATCCAAGGTGTCCTGACGGTGGTGACCACAGTCGTGTCCGGCATCATGACGCTCATCGGATGGATCATCGAAGGGGTGTCCAACCTCGTGGCATTCGTGCAGCCTGTCATCCAGGGATTGAGCGATTTCATCACCATGGTGCTATCCACCATCCGCGCCGTATGGGACACGGTATGGAATGCGGTCAAAACCGTGTTCCAGACCATATGGAATGCCATCTCATCGGTCGTCACATCAGTGTTCGGGGCAATCTCAGGATTCATCAGTGGCACGCTCAACGCCATCCGTGCCGTATGGAATGCCATCTGGAACGGTATCAGCAGTTTTGTGAGCGGCGTGTGGAACGGAATCAAATCCGTGGTGTCGGGTGCCATCAACGGGGTGAAATCCACCATCTCAAGTGTGCTTAACGGCATCAAGGGTGTGTGGGACAACATCTGGAACGGTATCAGGAACGGTATCGGCGCCATCTGGAATGGCATCAAAAACGGGGTCTCCAACGGCATCAACGCCGTCATGAACACCGTGCGAGGCATCAAGGACTCCATCACCGGATTCTTCTCCGGTGCGGGCTCATGGCTCATCGAATCCGGACGGAGCATCCTCAACGGATTGAAGGACGGCATTATGAGCGGTGTCAACGCTGTCAAAGACGCCGTCGGAGGGGCCATACAAAGCATCCGCAACCTATTCCCGTTCTCACCGGCGAAGGAAGGCCCGTTCTCCGGCCACGGGTGGGTCCTCTACTCCGGCATGAGCATCATGGAAGCCATGGGCGACGGCATCCGCGCGCGCACCAAGAGCGCCGTGAACGAAGCCAGCAAGAGCACCCACAGCATCTACGACGCGCTCAACACCGGCAAACCACTCGTCGGCATCGACGTGGACGCGGCCCTCAACAGCGCGCGCCAACGGTTCGCCGCCGAATTCATACCCACGGCGTCAACCATGGACGCGAGGAACATCACATACAACATCCAGATCGACGGTGCACGTGTCGCGTCGGATGAGCGTCTGCTGCGCCTGCTCGACGAACTCGTGGACGCGGTCGGCGCCACGGTGAAAGCGAGGTAACGATGGCTGACGGATACGGTGGCATCGTCGCCGGCTCGTGGCGGTGCCATACGGCCGCATGGATCGTCTCCCAGACGGACACGAGCGCAGTGATCCGTGTGGAGGCACGCTTCCAGGCGGTCAACGGATGGCATTTCGCCATCAACGGCATCAACGGGTCCGTCCGGTGCAACGGCCAGTCCGGAAGCGGCACCGGCAACGCGAACATCGGCACGAACGGCGAGGCGGTCATCTGCCGCAAGGACTTCACGGTGTCCAAGAGCGACAACGCGAAGAACATCTCCTGTTCCGCGACCGTCTCCCAAGGGTATTTCAACGGTGGCACATCGTCCGCGTCATGCAACGTGAGCGTACCTGGCGTAACCTACCTCAAACCGAACCCGCCGAAGAACGTGAGCTGGACACGCGCGTCCGAATCAAGCGTGAAGTGCGCATGGCAGTCGAATTGGGACAATGCGGCACGCAAACCATGGAAGCAACTGCACCTGTGGATCCGCGAACGCGTCGGCGGTGGCGGATGGGGCGCGTGGACGGCACGCGCCACACTGAACTGGGACGCGACGAACTACACGTACGGCAACCTCAAACCCAACGCCCACTACCAGTTCGGCATGTGGGCGTCGAACCCCGCCGGCGAATCCACCCACGTGGACAATACGGCCGGCATCCACACCACACCCGCCGCGCCACGGTCGGTGGGCGTGACCCGTGTGTCGTCCGGCCGTGTGCGCATCACCGTGGACGTGTCCAACTCGTACGCGACCAGTGTGAGCATCGAACGCCTGTTCGACGGTGCATGGACGGTGATAGGTTCGGCCGCACCGGTCAATGGGAAAGCGAGCATCGAAGATACGAGCGTGCCGGCCGGTGTGGTCCAGTACCGTGCGCTCGCCCGTGTCCCGATCTACGGCACCGACACGGGCCGGGGCATGCTGTCGTCCGCATGGACGTCCAGCACGACGGTCAGCACAATCGAAACACCGAAAGCGCCCACCGTGACGGTGCCCACCGGCATTCCACCGGTCAATGCCACGGCGAACATCTCATGGACACCGAACCACCCCGACGGGTCCGCGCAGACAGCCGCCCAGGTCAAGATCACACGCCCCTTGGGCGGTGGTGACGAGACCCTTGACATCACCGGCGCGCAGACAACCGCCTCCGTGGCCTGTCCGACACCGGGCGACTACACCGTGCAGGTGCGCACCAAGGGCTTGGCCGCTGACTGGGGCCCGTGGTCGTCCGTACGCAGCTGGCATGTGGCGAACCCACCCAGTGTGAGCCTCAAACCAATCGAGGGAACCGATGTAGTCACCCAACTGCCGATCGTCGTGGAATGGACGGCGTCTGATTGGGACGGGATCGCCCGCCAACAGGTGCATGTCGTCCATGACGGCATGGTCGTGTATTCAGTGACCGTCGCTCCCGCGGAACGCAGGCTGACCATACCGGCGGCATCGTATCTGCCCGTCAACGGGTCAACCCTGCTCATTGAGGTGAGTGTCCGGTCCGGCAACGGGTTGAGCACGACATCCTCCCGGCAGGTCACCGTCGCGTACACGCCGCCAGCCACTCCGACCGGTGTGTGCACGCTTTCCGACGGGTACATGATGATGGTCCAGGCCACCGCCGGCACCGACACGTCCGCACCGGCCACGGCGCATCTCATGGTCGAACGCATCGACCCGGACGGCGTGTCCGAGACCATCGCGGATGACATCCAATCCGGAGGATTCGGATTCGACTACCTGCCGCCATTGGGAGTGGACTACACGTACCGTGTGACCGCGGTCAGCACATCCGGCGCGGCCGCATCCACGGACATCGCCGCCCGCATCGACTCGGACTGTGTGGTATTCAACTTCGGTCTCGACGCCAGCGAAGTCCTCCCGGTGGGCGGCGCATGGAAACTCACCGACAAACCCGAACTGGACACAACCGAATACCATTTCGCCGACGACACCGGCCTGCCACGCTCCTACGGCACCGGCGACCTCGACGACACCATCACCATCAGCAGCAGCTACCTATGGGTCGACGCGACCCAATGGCGATATATCCGCCGACTGGCACGCACCTACAGCCGCGGCTGGCTCCGCACCCTGGACGGCGCACGCATGCGCGTACGCGTATCCATGCACCAATCACTGGCAGCCAACGGCAGAAGGGTCGACTTCTCGGCCGACTGCAAGGAACTCGCATGGGAGGAACCCCACCATGGATAACACCCACCACCAGATGAGTTTCGACACCACCTACCGCATCATGCGCGTCAACCGCACAACCGGACTGGAAACAGACACGGTGCGCACCGCCCTGACCGGCGGCACCATCACCCGCAACCAGGACACGGCCATCACCGAACAGGCGACCCTCGACATCGAGGGCACCGCCCTGTTCGGCACCGACCTGATCCGCATCTGGGCCGACCTCGACTACGCCGACGGCACCACCGAAAGCATCCCCCTGGGCACCTTCCTCCCCGACGGGCCCAAACGGCAAATCACCGGCGGGGAAACCACCCGCACCCCACTCAACCTCTACGGGCGCCTACGCGAACTCGACGACGACCAATTCACCCAACCGGTCGCGCTCGCCACCGGCGCCAACCCCATGACATGGATCGAATCCACATGCACGGCCGCCGGCCTCGAAATCGCCCCACACGACGAATGCACCTACCGGATGGGCGCCGCATGGACATTCGGCATCGGCGACCAGAAAGACAAAAGCAAACTCGACGCCATCAACGCACTCCTCGACCTCATCGGCTGGCAATCCGCACGCACCGACCCCTACGGGCGAATCCTCCTGCAACCCTACACCCCACCACACGAACGCTCACCAATCTGGACATTCACCGAAGGCCCAGGCGCACGATTCCTACGCGACATGACCGACGAACGAGACTGGTTCGACACCGCTAACCAAGTCCGCGTCATCTACAGCCACCAAGACAAGGAAATCACCGGCATCGCCACCGACACCGACCCCAACAGCGAATTCTCCACCATCCGGCGAGGCCGCACCATCGGCAAAACCTACACCTACAGCGACATACCCGAAGGCAAAACCGACGCACAACTCACCGCGCTCGCCAACGCCAAGGCACAGGAACTCCTCACCACCAGCCAAAGCGTCATCCACCGCATCACCATGACCCACATCTACGCGCCAGTCACCATCGGCGACCTCATCCACCTCGACTACCCAACAGGAGGCGTCAGCGGCGACTTCGCGATCCGCACACAGAAAATCCGGCTCGACGCAGGCCTGCCCATCGAAGCCGAATGCCGCCAATTCGAAAGGACCACCAATGGCTCATGACCCCTACCACGCGCGAGATGCAGGCGCCCGCCTCGCCCAAACCCTCGGTGACGCCCTCGCCACACCCACACCACCCAACATCAGCTACGGCACCGTGACCGCCACACGCACCATCAACGGCCACACACGCCTCACCGTGACCTGCACCGGCGCCACCCTCACCGACCTGCCATGCACCACCACCTGCACCAGCGCTAAAACCGGAGACCGGTGCCTCCTGCTCACCGCAAACCACCTGACCACCATCATCGGCATCCTCGCCTAACCCCAGAAAGGAACCCAACCATGGCAACCATCCACATCAAACTCGAACACCCCACCAACGGCGGCACCACACCCTGCACCGGCACCATACGATTCACCCCAATCCACCGCTACACTCGTGGAGACACCGTCATCGTGCCCAAACCCTTCGAAACCAACCTCACCAACGGCGAAGCCAACGTCAAAGTCATCGAAAGCGACCACAAAGGCTGCTGGGCCATCACCGAACTACCCGGCACCCCACAGGAACACACCCGATATGTCCAAATCCCCACCACAAGCGAAACCCTCGAATACACCGACCTCATCGACGTCAACCCCACAACCCTCCTGCCCACAACCGTCACAGCAGGACCACTCCTGCAGATCGCCCTCGCAGCAGACGCACAAGCCGCGCTCGCATACAGCCGCACCCACCCGGAGACACTCGTGCTTTACAGTGAGGAGGCCAGCATCAACGCGATGGCAGCGACCGTCGCCGACATCGCCGCCGTACGATCCGCGGCACAGACACAGGCGAATCACGCCACCGGATCCGCGCAGACCGCCGCCGCGGCAGCCGAGACCGCGACACAGAACCTGCAGAGCATCGAAAACACAGCCCAGCAGATCGGCGTCGTGGTGGACGCGATCACCAATGCCATCGAATCACCCTCCGGCAGCCAGACCACGGACGAGCTGGATTTCACGCCAACTGACGCCGGTGGCGACGACAGCGGGGAGGAGTGAGCATGGGAGGCTACTACAACGGCCAACCGGTCGGGGTGCCATACCTCAACGGGGCCAAACACAACATGATCCGTAGCAGGGACTGTTTCTTCCCGCCGTTCTACACCATCAACGACTATTGGACCCGATGGGCGGGGGAACCGAACAACTCCGTCAGCCTGCTCATGCTCAAATGGGACACGGCGGAAATCTACAACTGGCACTACGAATGCGCACGCGACGGGTGGGGGCCACGCCAGCTCCTCTACCGATTCGCCGATGAACTGCACGACGGACGCACCGTCGTGCCCATCGAAAACTACGTGCATAATCCGGCACCGATCGACGGCGGAGAACCGTTCATCAGGGGAAGCGAAGGCATCCAGTTTGAATACGCCACGGGCAGTCTTCTGGTCACGAACACCGACTCCGGGCACGAAGGGTGGGTCACGACCGAAGTGACACTGCCTCCCGGTGACTACGAGCTACGAGTGAACGTCGTATCCATCAACGACACGTATGGAACACCGCAAGGGCCGATCATCAGTGTCGCTGCGGGAGACACGACGCTCAACACTGCCCCCTACGCAGGCAACAACCTCATCCATCATTGCTCTTTCACTTTGCCACGGCGACGCAAAATTCAACTACGTCTGCATGCCAACGTCCCCACTGGAGCACCGTCCGCAGCGTCGAGATTCAACCACATCATGTGCATGAACACAGAAGCATGGACGGAACTTGACGCGCTTGGACTGACATGGTTCGACGACGCCACCGTAAGCGACCCCATCTACTAGGAGGAATAATGATCACCAATTTGTGTCAAACACCTAATGGGACGTCTCCGTCAACATACCAGTACGGTACTGAGAAGCAACAGGAATCATCTGGGAAATGGTCATATCGAGTGCCTGACACATATCCAAGAGATGTAGGCACATTCGCATTCAAAATGGGTGTAAAGGGACTCACGATAGGAGGATGGCTCGTATGTGTGTATTCATGCGAGGATCCATCACTGTTGACCTCGAACCGCAATGGAGGCTATGAACGCATCAGCGGCACTGTAATCGACACAACCTCAGGTGGGGTCATATCTGACAAAATGGGATGGGTCGGTGCTCAGGTATCTGCCGGTGGCGCGAACGAGATATGGATTCCAAAAGCAGCCGGCTGGGTCACCCTCGAAGGATGTAGCGCATTCACCACTGAGGATTGGGAGCAGATGCTTGACCTCTGCCACAGTGGCGTTTTGACACACCCTTGGATTGAAGGCGAATACCTCCCACTCGGGGGGGGGGTATCCCTCTAGCGGTTTCCATGCCCATCCACATCTTGATTGCGAGGTGTGCGCATGAGCATACAAAACCTGCTACACGATCCCAGGCCAACCTCGCCATCACAATGGCATTGGTATGCATCCAAAAACATCACACTGCAGATGCTGAGCGACGACCGGTTGCACGTGACGAACAACGCGGACATCCCCGACAGCTACATCTACACGCAGATGACCCTGCCTCCGGGAACATACCGTTTTGGCGCGGAAGCTTCCGACGCTCAGTACGGGTTCGAACCGAACCTACTGAGGGTGGTCGTCACCCCGAGGGACGAATTGGCACCAGCCACATGGACCGGAAACAAGGGGCATTATGTCACACCGGCAAACACGATAGACACCGAGTCGACAGTGGAATTCCGCGTCATGGTGGGGCCACGCAAAAACAACGCGGTCTGGGTCAGGCATTTATTCGTCATGACAGAGGCCGACTACCAGCTGATGGATATCGCGAATTTCCGATGGTTCGACGGGAGCCTCATCGAAGCCAAGTGACCATCTCCCCGTGGGAGGTGGCGGCATGAGCGGCGTCAATGGCAGCGGCATGACGATTTGCAATCAAATCCAGGATCCACATGTGAACCGCGATCCAAAGGCGTATCGAACCGTCACCACACAGACCAACGGCGTGTGGCGGGTAACGCTGATTGAATCCACCACTTGGGGCACATTCTGCCAGCCTATCAAGATATCAGGCAATCCCCGTGAATACTATGCCGCGAATCCGTCCATCTACTATCTACGCTACCGCAAAGCGGCCTCGGCCTCGGTCAAAGTATACCGAGGCGGCGTGCAGTGCGCGGCAGGCGCAGACTGGCTCGCATGGCTCGTGGATGGATCCGCCACAGAGGTCAATCCAATACTCGAACTGGATGGTCCACCGGAAACCACATGGATTGAGCCATTGGAGCATGGGTGCTTCACCACGTCCGACTGGGAAAAACTGCAGGCACACTGCGCAAGTGGTGTGCTTCCTACACCCTGGATAGCCGGAGAATCATACCCAGCCATTCGATGAGAGGAGGTGAACCTTTTGAACAACCTCGAAGCCGTCGTCACAATCGTGGTCGCTATAGCGGGGTGCGGCGGCTTCTGGGAATGGTGGAGATCCAGACAGGAAAAACGCCAACAGGCGGTCACACGGAGCGAACTCGAGGACCTCATCGAGACAAGCCTGAGGAACTCAACCTCAATCCGCGAACTGCGTGAGAAGATCGACCGCAACACCCTCGCCATCGCGCAATCCCACGAGTGGCACAAACGGCACGAGGAGGAGACCCATAGGCACCGCCTCCTTGGCCTGCGGCAGGCGCTCATGCAGGACCCACACGACCGATTGAGCCATGAGCACCAGCTCGAGGCCGGGCGTGAATACCTTGGCGCGGGAGGCAACGGCATCGGCCATGCCAGATACGAGCAGTTGCTCGCAGACTACAAATGGCGTCTCGCGCACTCCGACTGGGATTACTCCCACAGACCACCCACCGCCAACACAACAGATTAAGGCCACGGCAACACCGCCGTGGCCTTTTCTATATTAGGAAGGAACACCATGAAAAACTGGGACAAACTCGAGGCCGACAAGAACCTCATCCTCGACAAGCATTTCACCGGAGGCCGCAACGGCTGCAAGATCGACAAGGTCATCCTGCACCACAATGGAGGCAACCTCAGCGGTGAGGGCTGCTATCAGGTATGGCAGACCCGTGAGGCATCCGCCCACTACCAAGTCGACGCGAACGGCGGCGTCACACAGCTCGTATGGGATTCCGACACCGCCTGGCACGCAGGTAACTACCAAGCGAACTGCACGAGCATCGGCATCGAGCACGCCGACATCAGCACCAACCCCTGGAAGATCAGCGACGCCACCCTCGACAACGGAGCCCACCTGACCGCCGCCGTATGCAAACACTACGGGCTCGGCCGCCCGCAGTACGGCAAGAACGTCTTCTTCCACAAGGACTTCAGCGCCACCGAATGCCCAGCATCCATCGCCGGCAGCCAACGCGACGCCTACATGCGCCGCGCCCAGGAATGGTACGACAAGATGACCGGCAACAAGCCCACCGCATCTGCACCGGCCAAGCCGTCCGCGCCCGCGAAGAAGAGCGTCGAGACCGTCGCGCGCGAGGTCATCGCCGGACAGTGGGGCAACGGCAACGATCGCATGACCCGCCTCAAGAACGCTGGATACGACGCGAATGCTGTACAGACCCGAGTCAATCAGCTCCTCGGTGTCTCCACACCCAGCCCGAACGTCGATCTCAACGCGCTCGCGGACGCGGTCATCCGCGGTGAATACGGCAACGGAGCGGAACGCCAGCGCCGCCTGGGTTCCAACTACGCGGCCGTGCAGGCCATCGTCAACCGCAAGATGGGATGGTGACGAATGACCGAGGAAATCATCGACGATACCCTCAAGACCTATGACTCCGACCAGCCGTTGCCCGACAGCGCCGGCTCTCCGGAAGGGGAGTACCGTCCTGTCTTCGACCCGACGGTCAGGACCGCAATCTACGTGGTGTGCCTGCTCATGGGCGTGACGCTCACCGTCGTCTCTCCAGTGGCGATCGCCGCCCATGCGCCGGAATGGGTATGCGTGCTCCTGTCTGCGTTGGGAAGCGCAATCCCGACGATCGCCGCCGGCTTCGGCGTCGCCTACCACCCCAAACGCCGCACCACTTGA